CTAGAGGGATCCGATGTCCTCGACCAGAATGAATGACGGCGCTGTCGGGGTGGCGTTGTTCTGCATGGCTGCAGCACCGACACGTTCGATCCGCAGCTTCCACGTCGTGGTACCGGATATCGAAACATTCGAGACCCAGTTCACAACAACGGTCTCAGCCGAGGGCGGGGCAACAACGTTGCCTTGTTGCTTGAGGACGTTCGCACCATCGGTGAGCGTCAGCGTGCACTGCTCATTTGAACCGGACGGAAGCGCCACCCCTGTCACTTTGTATCGACGTCCTGCAACGGCTGTAAACGTCACCGTGCAACCGGTGAGGTCCGTCACCGTTGTGATCCCCGTCTGATTGGCTACTGCCTGGGCGTACCACGGTCCGGCTTGCAGCTCAGTGACGGCGGCGGAGACTGCGTTGGCCCATGCCGGGGTGCCGACTTGGCCAAGGACAACTGTGGGTACTGGGATGTCAGCCATGACGGCTCCTTAGGTGACGAAGGTCCAATAGAAGGGCGGCGTGTCGGGCGTCGTGCTGAGCGTCCACAACTTGCCGGTGGTGTCGGTGTAGGTCTTGTTCGGGGCACGGGCGACCCACTCGGCCACCTTGGTGCCGCCGATGGCACCGCCGACGCCGATGCCGGAACTGAGCCGGATCGAGGCGAGACCGCCGGAGTAGCGCAGCAGCCGGACGTTGGCCGTTCCGGTCATGCGGGTGGCGACGCCAGCGCCGGTGACCGTCTCGATCAGCGTGTATGGCGTCGCCCCGCCAGGGGTGCTCCAGAACCTCGCCGTGTGACCGCCTGCCCCGTTGTCGACGTCGAGGGTCACGGCCAGGAAGTTCCACGAGCCGTTTGGGAGATCGAGCAGCGGGTGCGTGATGGTCGTCTTGGAGCGCAGGACCCCGCCCGTGTCTCGCCACTGCACTTGGAGGTCGCCGGAGATGTCGGGGCGGAACCAGAGCAGACCGGTGCCGTCGCTGCGCACGGTGTCGATCGAGAACGTGTCCAAGCCGATCCAGTCGTCGCTAGCGACGTGCACGATGATCGTGACGTCACCGCCGAAGCCGATCGAGGAGTGGGGCACCGATTGCAAGTGCACGATCGGTGACGTGCCGCTGCCGGTGAAGTAGACCGCATCGGGCAAGAACCCATCGGCCGTGTCGAGGTTGAGCGTGGTGCGCCAGTCGACCCGTTCCGGGGTGCACGCGACGACCTCGTGCCGCACGCCGGTGATGTGGCCGCTCACGCCGCGGTAGTCCGGCAGGGCCACCGAGACCGGGTCGCCCACGTCGGCCACCATGAGGGCGGGCATGTTCGTGCCCGCAGGACCGCCACCGAACCGGGCGGTCAGGTCCACCGACGCGACCCGCAGTACCTTGTAGGCACGGCGGTCACGGATGCGTTCGGCGATCGTCATCACGTCGGCGGCGTGCTGCGTGATGAGATCGTTACGCGGGTATGAGCGCTTGCCGTAGCGGCCCTGCGACGGCAGGTCTTCAGCCACCTGCTGGGTGCCGCCGACGCTGGCCAAGCGGATGTCGTTGCGCACGAGGTCGGGATCGTTGGCGGGCACGAGGCTGTCGGCGTCGTACACCATCTGGGCGGTCACCCGTCCCGAGATGTCGGGGAGGATCAGCGCCGCCTTGTCGGGCCGCAGTTCCAGCGAGCGGTAATACACCGAGGAGTGCCGTGCGGTGTACCACGAGATCTCGGGGTCGCTCCACGTGAACTCGCCCCACTTCATGGAGCCCCAACGGAACGTGTTCGGCGGCGAGTACGACGGATGCAGGGCAGGGTCGACCTGCTCCAGCATCGCCGTGCCGGACCGGTGCGAGCGGAAGTAGGTGTCGGTGCTGTCGGCGGTGAGGTGCAACTCAGCCAGCCGGTTGGCGCTCATCTTGGTGGACTGCAACGGGAACGCCGGGGCGGCCTCGTTGTAGAACCCGTAGCCCCACACCGCACCTTCAAGCAGTCGATCGATGCGAGCGCCTGCGTCCTCACCTACACCGACCGGCACGGCCAGCTCGTTGGCGTCGATCAACCCGAGTCGGCCAACGGTCTCGGTCAACTCGATCGTCACCCAACGGTCAGCGCCGTTGCCTTCGGAGCCTTCGGTCCAGGTCTCCACCTCACCGGTGAATTGAGCGATCCAATCGGTGGCGTCCTCGCGGTAGACCACGACTCGGATCAACGTGGCGGGGCGGTAGTAGGTCGCATCCTCGCCCCACGGTGACCACTGCCGATCCCGGTTGTCGAGCGTGATCGTGGCCGTGCCGGTCTTCGGCCGCTCACCGGGAACGTCGACCCCACGCTCCCACGACAGGCCCCGCCACGATGGCGTCATGTCGGTCCACACGACCTCCGACCACACGAACGTGCCCCATACCATCTCGCCCCATTTGGCAGCGCCCGGTGGAGGGAACGCACCTTGCACGACGAAACGCCAGTCCTCACAACCCTGGGGGATCCCGCCCTCCGGGCGTTGAGAGATCAGATCGAGGCTCATGTCCCGTTCCTGCGGTCGTAGCGGTTCTTGGCGATCACGTAGGACGAGGGGTTCACGCCAGCCGGGAGGTTGACCGTGTTGTAGTAGTTGTTCGTCGTGCTGCCACCGCCGCCGTTGCGGAAGTCCTCCGCGGTGCGGCGCGCGTTCGTGATCTCGGAGCCGGCGGGGAGCGTGACCAACTCGGGGCCTTCCTCGCCGACGAGACCGACGATGCCGCCGGGGGTTGACGGGTTGCCGGCGGCCGCTTCGTAGCCGTAGCCGTACCCGGCTGTGCCCGGACCTCTCGCACCGATGTACGCGGTTCTCTTCTTGTTCGTGATGTAGTTCAGTTCGGCGTCGGCGGCGGCAAGTGAGGCGTCGTTGACATCCATCTCGACGGCCGCGGTGTAGGTGCCTGAGACGGCGTTGATCTCGGCGGCGATCTCCTCCGGGGTCTTGCCCGATTGGAGCATTTGCAGGATCGTCGTCTCCTGCTCGGGAATGCCGTTGTACGTCGCAATCAGATGCGCCAACCCGGGGAGCAGTGAGGCATCGATCGTGGCGGCGGATTGCACATACGCCAAGTTGGTGTCCCTGACCCGTTGCGCCTCGGTGTAGGCAGCTCCGCTGGCCAGTGCGGTGGCTTCCTGCAAATCTGCGTATGCCGCGGCCTCGTCGTAGATGGTGTCGAGCACATCGCGCCCGGCGTCGTTGCGGGCCCGTTCGGCGTCCTCGACCGCTTCGATGTCCTCGGGGGTGTCCTGCATCACTTGCAGGTAGGCGGCCTGGGCCGCGGTGTACTCGTCCGTCGCGTCTCGGGCTTCGAGCCTCGCATCGGTGTAGGCAACCTCGGTTTCGTAGGCGGTCTGCTGGGCGCCGATGTACTCCTCGTTCAGCTCGATCGCTTCCTCGAGCGCTTCGATCTCGCCTTCGAGCGCTTCGACGTGGGAATCGATGGCGTCGGCCGCTGCTTCGGCTGCGGTGACCTCCTCGTTGAGAGCGTCGTTGGCGATGCCGAGCGCCTCCTCCACGGGAATGCCCTGCTCGGCCAAGTAGTCGAGGGCGTCGGCGGCGGCTTCGGTGTCGATCGAACCATCACGCATGTCGTCCATCAGCGTGCGGAACTGTGACCCGAAGCGCTGGAGCGGGTTCTCGTTGTCGAGGAAGCCTTGCAATGCCCGGTCGGCGGACTCCTGCGACTGCGTGAAGAAGTCGGTTTCGGCGGCGCTCTCCGCGGTCGCGGTGGCGTAGGCCCCTTGCTGCTCGGTCATCCACTCCAAGTACGGCGCGCCGGCGTCGCCGTATTGCCCGACCTGCTCTTGGAACAGCGCCGTGGCTTCGGTTCCGCCGGCGATCGCCTGTGTCGTCGTCTCGTAGCTGACCCCCATCGCGCCCAACCCGGCGACGACGTTGGGGATTTCGGCGGAGGCACCAAAGAAGTCGTTCCAGTCGCCGGCCGCCGTGAAGTTCCAGTCCTCGATGCCGGTGAGGTGCTCCTCGATGGCACCGACACCTACACCGACTTCCTCGATGGCTTCGCGGTACGACTCGACCTGCTCCTTGCGCCACGCCTTCGTGGCGGCGATGCGGCCCATGTAGTCCTGCATCAGCATGAACGCACCGGACAGTGCGGCGATCGGGCCGGCCGTCTTCAAGAAGTTCTTGAAGTTGATGTTTCCCTCGGCCGCGTACTCGGCGAACTGACCAACCGCCATGTTGAGGGGGCCGAGCGCGGACGACACGCCGGGCATCTCCGAGATCAGGTTGCCTGCGAAGTTGGCGCCGACCGAGCGGGACTGATCATCGACGTGGGTGAAGCCGGTATCGAGATCGGTGATCCTGCCCCTGATCGCGTCGAGCTTGACCGTGGCCTGATCCCTGGCGTCGATGATCGGTGCGGCGGTCTCGGCGTCGAGATCGGCAAGTAGCCCGTTGGCGCGCTTGATCTCCGCTTCGAGCTTCGCCGCCTTGGCGTTGAGGACCGCGGCCACCTCCTCGCCGTCGAGGTCCTTGAGCCGATCCATGACCTCATCGATCTCGGCCTTGGCCTTGTCCTCGGCGCTGAGTGTGGCCTCGGCCTCGGTGCCGTCAACGTCGGAGAGTGCGCCCTCGACCTCATCGATGGTGGACGAGGCGTCATCGTCGGCCGTAACCGTGACCTCGGCCTCGGTGCCGTCGAGGTCGTCGAGCTTCCCGGCCAACTTGTCGATCGGGGTCGACGCCTTGTCGGTGAACGTCGAGACGAATTCCAGCTCTTCTTTCTTAGCGATGACGCACCTCCATCAGTGCCCCTTCACCGCAACGCCGAAGCGTTTGCGAGCATCGTCAATCAGGACCTTCACGGCTGGGTCGACAGCACGCGTCCATGTGTGGCGGGGGCGGGTGCCGGGGTGACGAGCACCCTTGTACCGTCCGCCGGCCGTGTGCGGCTTCGTGCCTTCCTCGAGCCACGTCCAGCGGGCCATACCGCGTTTGCCGGGTGAGACGATGAGGGTGACGATCGAGTCGCCGTGCACCTTGGTGTCGATCTTCAACTTGCCCGGCGCGTGGCTCAAACTCGCGTCGCCGCCGGTGTCGGCGTTGAGCGTCTTGGTGGCGGCCTTCTTCACGGTCTTGCCCGACTCCTCGGCCCACTTGCGTGGAAGCGACTTGAGCGATTTCTGAATGCGTCGCAGCTCGCTCGCTGCGCTCATCGGTCAGGAACCTGGCGGTGTCGTGACCACGGTGGTGCCGGCGTCCGTCACGTCGAGCGTGATCGTCTGCTGACGCAGCGCGCCGACGTCGGTGCCGGTGTCGAGGCTGAGCAGCACCGCGGTTCCCGACCACTGCGGGTTGTCGTCCGAGATGACGTCGTCGTTCATCGTGCCCGCGAAGTCCATCTCCGCCGAGTCGGTGTTGATCACCTCGTAGGCCATGGCCCAAAACTCCTCGGCCTTGTTGGAGCTGTGGAAGGTGAGTTGCACCTGCTCGGACTTGACGCCGGCGCTCGTGGACTTGCGGCCGGTGGCACCCGTCGCGGGGACCGTGATCGATTCCCGCTGGGTCACGATCTTGTACATGCTGATGAACTGCATGACGTTTTCGAGCGTGCCGCCACCGACGCACGCCTTGAGGTTGAACTTGAGTTGATGGGCGAGGTTGGACATGGAATGGCTCCTTGATCAGGCGAGGATGGAGAGGTTGAGATCGACTGCGAGCGCCGGGCTCCCGACGTCGATCTGGCGGACGTTGGAACTTGAGATGCACACGGCGTCGTGCCATGCGTCGGTCTCGTAGGTCTCGATCTCGGTGCCGAGACCGGGCGTCGACATCACGTTGTCGATGTCGCGCTGTGCCCGTGCGAAGTCGGTGAGCGACACTGCGACGGTGACGACGAGATCCAGTTCGACGCCATCGGCGCCGGTGCGGTGATACCGAAGCGAGTCCGGCCAGCTCACCGCGGCGAGCGGAAGCTGACCGGACTCAGGAAGCACGTCGTACACCCGAAAGCCGGCGTTGGCGAGCGCCTCGGCCAAGGCTTCTCGGATGTCCCGGACCTGCATCAGGCACACACCCATTTCACGTACGGAGCAAGCAGGCTGTCGATATCGGGGTCGAAGCGGTTGACCCTGATCGCGAAGTCCTGACCAAAGCTCGTGACGCCTTCGATGGTGGTGCGCCGCTTCCACAGCCGGGCCGCCTGCATGATCACGGCCTGCCGGACGTCGGCCGGCCATGCGTCCGGGATGTCATGGCTGAGCGTCAACGCAGCTTCGACCGCGGCAACGACAGACGTCATTGTCTCGGTTTCCTCGGTGGGCAGATCGAGATCTGCCCATGCAACGACGTCGGCTACGTCAACGATCGGCATGGCTCAGCCGGACCCGGTGGTCATTCCGACGACGGACTCCGGCCGGATGTGGAATGCGACGTAGCCGGCGTACGCGATCTGCCGCTTGAGGTGCGACGGCATTTCGGCGGTGAGCAGTCCGAGCTGCTGTTCGTACGACTCGACGCGCAGCTTGTTGCCGATGATCCTCGTGTTCGCGGAGAGCTGCGGGCCGATCACGAAGTCGAGGTTGATCCCGACGAACTGGAGCGCCTGGCGGATCATCGCGATTGCGGTCACGCTGTCGTCGGTGTTCGTCAGCGAAGCGAGGTCGAGCGCCGAGGCGAGGTCCAGCCAGACGGTGGTTGGCATCCGCTTCGAGCTGTCGTAGACCGCCTGCACACCGGCCGTGATCGACGTGACGACGGTGCCGACGTCGGCGCCGTTCCACGTGCTGACGTTCGTCGTCACCGCACCTTCGAGCGCGGTGACCGCGGCATCCTCGGTCCATGAGGCGTAGACGTCGACGAAGTCGTTGACGACGAGCTGGAGCGCGCTGGGCGACGTCCAATCGAGGTCCTGGCGGGACAGCTCCAGCGTGCCGCCCACGGTGCGCTTGGTGACGTCGTCACCGGTCAGCACCATCTTGGTCGACGCCAGCTCGGCGCCCTGGGTGAGCTGCTCGCCTACCTCGACGTGCTGCGTGATGCGGGGACGCACGAACTGACGGCCCTCCGTGGGCATCGTCTGCGGCGTGAACGACGAGAACACCGGTCTGGTGCTATCGAAGATGCTGAGGATGTCGCCGACGATCGGCTTCGGCAGGGTCGCCCCCGCGTCGGCCGTGGTCTGGACGTCGACTTCACGGGCGTGGTCCTCGATCCAGCGCTCAGCGTCGGCGTCGCCGGACTGCGAGCGGAAGAAGTTGGTGAACCATTCGCCGGCGGTCGGCTTCTCGGTGGTGGTCTCGACCGTGCCACGGACCTGCTGGGCCGGGGCCGTGCTGATCCGTGAGAGCACGTCGGCCGTCGCGGCGAGCGAACGCTCACGGTCGGCCAGGGTGGTGATCTCGGGGCCAAGCTCCTCAGCCCTCGAGTACAGCTTGTCCACGTCGGCCTGTTCGGCGTCGGTGAGGTCACGGGCTTCGGCGGTGGCCTTGCCCTCGATGGTGTCGATGCCGGAGCGGAGCTTGTCGTGCTCCGCCCGTAGCGCCGTAAGGCGTGGGTTCATGGGAACTCCTCAAGAAGGGATGGACTCTTCGAGGTGCTCACCCGAGACCGGTGCCCTGCTGACGTAGGCGGCGCTCGTGCGGTGCAACTACGGCGGGCGGCGGCGGTGGCGGCTCGTCTGCGTCAACAGTACAGCAGCGCGCTAACTATCGCAAGCGGCGGCGTTCCGCTTCGCGATCGCTCGTTTCATGATTTCGTCCATGAGAGTCGGGGCCTTTGATTTCTTGCGCTTCTTCCGGACCCCGTAGTACAGCTCTGGCGTGCTGGTCGGTGGGGGGTTGTCGAGCGCATCCGGCCAACGGCGGAGACGACGGAGCTGGCCTTGATTCGTGACGCGGTAGACCGCAAGCGTGCCGTTGACGTTGTTCAGCACGACGTACCGCAATCCCTCGTGTTCCAGCTCGGTGACGTTGCCTGGTTGATCCTGCTCGCCTGGTCGGATGTAGGCGACGAACGCCCGCCGCTCGTAGTCGGTCATCTCGTTGATCTTGGTGCTCATGACGGCCACGCGATCTTGGGCCGCTTGGCGTTCTCGGCTGCGGCCAGGGCGGCGGCGGCGGCGAGCTGGTCACTTGCTCGTTTGCGCTCGGCGGGGGTGGCGTCGGGGTGGCGGAGGATCTTCTCCAGCAACATGATTTCGGTGGTCATGTTGATCAATGTACCATTAGCTAATCCTACATGCAACAAGTAGGGGTAGGTGCTCAGACGATGATGAGCAGTGCCCTGCGCTTCCTGAGTGCGTCGAGCCTCGGTGTGCCGGCGGCTTCAAGCTCGGAGCGGACCGCGAGCACCTCCGCGCCGTCATGGGCGCCGAACCCGGACGGCACGAGGGATAGCTCCCTGAGCCCGATTTCCGTGCGCGTCGTCACCTTGCCTCTCGCCGTCATCCGCTGGCGCGAGCCGAACGCCCGAAAGCGGACGCTGACACTGCGGAGCGCGCCATCGTTGACGAGAGTCAGGATGTCGTCGCCGTCTTTGGTCTCCGAAACCCGGGCCGTGAAGTCGAGTCCGTCCTGACCGCGCTCGAAAGTGGCGACACCGATGGGCAGGCGGTGATCGGCGTGCAACACCATCAGCGGCACGGGGCCGCGCTGAGCGATCGTCTTGTCGGCGCTCGAACGACTGAACTCCTCGAGATAGGCAGGCGCGCCGGGGTCGCGCACGAGCGACGGCGTGTCGTACTTGAACGCAACGCCGGTGAGCGTGCGTCCGTCGCCGGGCTCGACGTCGATACTGCGAACCAGATCAAGCGGTGGCGTTGACAT